TGCAGCTGCTAGTTTTTGTAAGCCAACTAGTGAATCTTTTGTTGGTTGACTACCATCTCTTGCTTCATTTAAACCCGTCACATCTCTTATCATTTGTAAATAGTATTGATAAGTTTGTATAAGCGCTTGTATCTTGCCTATACCTGACGATGTTTGTAGCTCTTGTATCGGTACTTTACCTCTATTGATGTCTCCGTCCTGAGTAAGTGATCTACCTACTATACTACCAGTTTGGAAGTACATATTAAGTGCTTCCTGAGCGTTATAGTTTGTTCCATTACCAAGATCAACCTCAGCTAAACCGTCTACATCCACAAACACACCATCTGGTACCATACGAGCTAGCACTTGTTGTATCTTTAAATGAGTTAACTGTATCATATCAGCAAAGCCTATACTCTTACTAACAATACTTTCCACTCTACCTTTGTACATTCTAGGTGCTGATATAGTGTAGTTCATGTTAACTTTTGTCTGATCACTAAATGGTCTGGTCATGTTCTCAGCTAGCTCCCACTTTAGCATTTTATCATAACCTAGTATTTTAGCACCACTATACAATACCTCTATAGACCTACTAACTCTATTGAAATTATCACTCTCTGGTGGGTCAAACGTATCATCTTTCTCTAAAGCTTTTTCAAGACCTTGATCAGTTTGCTTTATTTTAAATACTTGATTACTGTATGTTTTATATTCAAAATACAACACTTGAACATTATCATAGTTTCCGTCTTGAGCATTGTAATTTCTATTTCTAGTAGAATCTCCAGGGTACTGTTGTATCTCTATAAGATCCTGGTCTGTTAGGCTTGGAAATTGTTTTTTAATTTCTTCTAAAGGCACGCTTTTGACTTCGCCTATGTAGTATATATCTTCAAAGTTTGGATCTTCTGTGTAAGAGTGTACCAGGTTTACTGGATCTACATATTCAACAGTAACACCGTTAGCTAGGTTAAAATTAGTTTTACTAGCACCAATACCTATAACAACTAAATCTTGCGCAACTCTTTTCTTTATCTCTTCGTATTTATTATAATCTAATACGTTATTTATAAGTTCCTCTTCAGCTATTTCTATAGCCTGCTTGTAAGTAAGTTGCATGTGCAACTCTAACTCTTCTTTGCTTTTTGGTAATTGATCTTTAGGTGTGTTAGTTCTACTTAAATCTATACCAAAGTTTTGCTGAGCTTCTTGTATTAAGTTCTGCGAAAAAGCGTCTTCAGCTAAATCAGTAGCGTGTTGTGTTCGTTCTTTTATAGCAAAAGGATCTGATGCAAATGATTTTATTTCATAACCTTTATCTGTCATGCCATTAACAACAATGTCAACAAATTTAGATAAAACAGCTACAGGTTTCCAGTCTAGGTTTAAGTAGCTTAAGTCACCGTTTATAGATAACTCATCTTTGTACTTTTGCACAGATTGTTCTCCTCTAGCATATAATCTTAACTTATGAAAATATTGCCAATTACTAGCAAATCTACCACCTATATTAGTACCTCTATCTCCTTTAAACCATTCATTCTCTATAGCTCTACCGACAGCATAACCATACTCTAAAGTTTGCTTTTCTGCGTCTGGTACTACCTGACTAGGGAAAGAGCTATTTGTATTAGTATAAATCATTTATTTTATTATTTTTGAAATATTTCCATTGTTATCATAACGGTTGAAAGATAGTTGAACTTTTCTTTTTTCTACTTTATAAGCTGGCGAGTACTTGTTTTTATTGCAAGCCATCGCAGCAAGACCAGAACTTATAGTAGCATCATGCTTTGTTCTGTTATTGATATTAAATCTAGCCCAGTCTTCTAATGTTCTCTGCAAATACATTTGACCATAACCTTCACCTGTAAAACCAACATAGTCCTCTATATATGTTTCTATAGATGCAGCATGTGCTTGCTTTATGTCTTCACTAGAGTTTGGTATTCCTCCTATTTCTCTCTCAGTGACTGAAAGTTTGTTATATAACTTATCAGGTCTATTAATAGAGAAGTTTCTATAACCTCTTCTTTTCAAATAGTACAACAACCTGGGTTTATTATTCTCAGCCAGTATAGGCATACCATAAAAATGCAAAGCCATAAGTACATCTTCAAAAAATATCTCAGCTGTTTGAGGTCTAGCTATATATTCTAGGAAAAACATATTAGATGGAGCATTGTCCATATTAAACTTAGTTAAACCATGTAAAGCTCCATTAGATCCTCTTTTATCAACTGTACCTGATATATCGTAGCTGTCACACCCAAAGGCACCTATATGTTCGTTGCCAGGGTATTTAAGCCCGTTTTTTACTATAACATTATTTTGTAGGTTAGCTGATGGAACCCATGAAACATAAAACCTACCATTGCTATTTGGCTTAAACTCAACTAAGGTGTCTTTAACATCACCTCTCCAGTGAAAACTACCCCTAGTCACTAGACTTTTGTTTTTAACCTCTTCGTTATAATCTATTTGCTCGTATATCTTAGTTAGGTTGTATAGAGATAATTTAGCTTCATCTCTAAAGGCGTGTTTTTCAGTTCTTGGAAATTGTCTGTAATATTCATTTAAACCGTCTTGGTCGTTCTTTAAACCTTCAACTTCGTTTTCCCAATGCTGTATAACACCTGTCTTTATTAATTCATTACTCGGATCAAAGGTTTCCTCACTTGGCGCATCGAATACAGGTACTCCATAAGCGTCGATGAATCCTTCGTAATTCCATTCCATAGGTATGAACAAACTATATAATCCTGAGCTAGTCTGTCCGTTGCGGTTTCTCTCCCTGACATCTGAAGCATAGTATAATTTTTTAAAATTAGAGCCACCCTTGTCTAAAGCATTTGATGTTGAACCCATCATACACTTACCTACGATCTTAGAACCTAATCGTAAACAAGTTTTTGTAACTCTCCAGTTATTTAGTATATTTGTAGGTCTTTCCCATTTACCACTTTCATCGTGGATTAATAGTTTTAATTTTTCCCCGTCGTACGAGTTATCACCCGTGTTTTTCCAGTCGATCGTGGTATCGAGACCCTGCCTCTCTTCGGAAGCAATACCTTCGTCGAGTTTTTTACGGGTAAGTTTCGAGGCTGGGACCCTATAGGCGAGTTCCGTCTTCGGCCTGTCCATACCGTCCTGGATTGGTTTGAAGAAGAAGGGATAATTAACCGAGATGGGTACCACTTTATCAGTAAACATCTTTTTCGCATCTGGACCAGACTTTGATAAAATTCCGAATCTGGAGTCTGTGGATATTGTAGCTTGATTAACCGTTTCGCCTGAGGCCATGAAAGAAAACCCTGACCGTCTGTTCTTAAGATAGCACATTCCGTAACAACGTACATCTGCTTTGCAAGCTTCCCAGAATATAAAGAATAGTCTGTTTGATTCCCTATAGTCCGCTGCCCCAACATCAATTTTGGACCACTGCAAGAACATATAGTGAGTACCAGTAATATAATTAGCAGCACCTTTGTTCTTAAACCAAAAACCTTTTTCACGTCTTGTAAACTCTTCATCAATATAGTCATACCATTTTTCTTTAAACGCGTTGGGATATTTCTCCCAGTCAAACACACTTTTTATTTTCAATAGCTCTTTGGGGTAGTTTAACTTTTCCCACTTCTGCTCTGCCCTTTTATTTGAACGCTTATAGACTTTTTCAGGTTCAGCTGGTAAGCCTATGATTAAATTCTGTATCTGTATAACTTCACCTAAGGTTCCGTCCTTACTTATTATAACTATATCATGATCTTCATTGTAACCATAGCTCCACTTCTTATGTCTGTTATTTTTCTTTACAACTGATGGCTTAATGTAATCATCTAACGTTTTTACTAATGTTTGCTCGTACATTACTTAGATCTCCCTTCCGCAAAACCTTTAAAAGGTTTTTCTTTAATGTTATCGTTTATCATACTTTTCTCTTCCTCAATACGTGTTAGTATTTCAAAAGCATCAAATATAGCTAGCTTTTTTGTAGCCGCGGCGTTTTTTAATCTATCGGCAGTTATATCATCACCTGAGTCTACTATAGGTTCTTTAGCTACCTTTATTAATTCCTCAACTGCTTTTTGCCCAGCTTGGATTATACTGAGCTTTGTTTTTTTTGTGCTCATATTTAATTACAATATCTTTTGATTTCATACAATATAATAATTCATCATTTATGACAAATTCAAACTCACTGTTAGGCGTAAAGCCCACAACATCATCCTCGCTTATTTTAAGAGCTTCTAAGGAACTATTACCATACTTGAGTATTCCAATATGGTTTTTTTGTTTCTTTATCTCTAAATCATCCTTATTAATTATAGGTGCTACAAAGCATCTACCATTAAAAGGTTTCCACAAGTTGTTTCTACCATACATATATATTTGATCTAGCTGGCAAAAATACGTGTTATCTTTAAAATACTTACTACTATTTACTTCTTTACCTTTTTGGTTGTAGTATCTTCTAAATATATTGTGATGAACTATAATTTCATCACCTACTTTTATAGGTGTTTTTATTGCTAGTGGTATAGAAACTACTTTAGCTTTATTGTTTACAAATTTGTGGCTTTCTATTTTAGAATTTAAAACCAAGTTTTTGTCACCTATTTTTAATTCATTATCGTATCTTTCTCCTACTGGCTCTATAATAAAGTCGTATACGCTCTTCATTAGTACTGTAGATCGTATTCAATAGATATTGCCATGTTAGAATTAAACTTCTTCCACGGCAATACCTCATTA